CTTGTTCCTGTGCCAAAGTATTGTACTTGTGCAGTCAACCCATTCAAAGCCGTTAAGCCTGTACTAAATGTAGTAATAACTTGACATAAATGGCTATTTTCTGTGTGTAAAGTAATTGTCCTACCAGCCGTTGTTACATAAATACGAACTGCTAATCTATCAGTTAAAGTTAAACTTGTTTGAGGAACGGCTAAAGCACTAAAGTAAGCCTCAATACTTGTACCATCATTAATTAATTTAGGGAATGCACTATTAGATGCAATCAACGTAAAAGTAGTGCCATCATATTTATACAACTCAATGTAAAAAGTTGGACTACCGCCACCGCTTGACGCATTAAAATATGTTTCGAAGTTCCAATTTCCCGCAGGAATTTCTAATAAAGCTGGGTCATTAGCATCCGTTAAAAAAGATGCAATATATCCATTACTACCTCTTGAAAAATCAGTTCCAGCACCTATCACTGGCACTTTATTCATTTCATAATAAGTAACACCGCCTATTGTACCTTGATTAATACTTCCATTTAAATAATAAGAAACAGAACTTCCACCACCTCCAGATGTAGGAAAGTTAGCCAAAGTACCATCTCCTCTAATATATTGCGAAGCGACACCTGCTCCTGTTACTGCAATCGTTCCATTAGCCGTTAAAGGGCTATTAGCGACATTAAAAGCACTTGGCATAGATAAACCAATGCTTGATATCAAAGTTGGGAATGTAGTCAATCCACCAGCTCCGTTTACATATTGACCACTATTCCCTGCAAAGCCAATGTTAATCGTTCCACTTGTTGTAATTGGACTTCCTGTGATTGTTAAAGCATCTCCACTCTCTGTAACAGCAACAGAAGTAACAGTACCACTTGCACCACTTGCTCTTTGCCAAATAGTACCTGAATAAATTACCTGATCTCCAACAAAGAAAACAATAGGACCAGCACCAAAGTCAACTGTTCCAGCTACATTACATAAATAAACATCGCCTTGATTACCTGTTCCGTTTACTAAAGTAGGGGTGTTTGTTGCAGCGTTCCAAGTACCCTTATATTCCATAACAGAGTTTGGTAATTGAGATACTAATATTTTCCCGCTACCATCTAATTGAGGAATACCATTTGGCACGTTTATAGATAATGCGTTAACGATACCAGCCGTACCTGTTAATACACCTTCTAATTCTCTTACTTTTGCTCCGCTTGATATTACTATTTGATTGCTCATCTTTATTATTTTATTGGAATAATGCCCTTACAAATTCTCCACTTCCTAATGCTCTACTAAATGTTAACACACCCGTTGCAGAAACAAACTTAACTTCTTCATCAACAGGAGTTCCGCTTGTAATAATGCCTTGAACATCAATACCACCTCTAGAAACATACAAACAAGTGTAACCAACTGTATCAGCAAATGTAATAGATGTTTCGCCACCACTTGCCGTATAACCTTTAGTCTTAACAGGGTTTGCACCTACTATAATCACACCAGCTGGGTCTACCTCTGTTCCTGTTAGATTATACGCTCCGCTACCTTGTAAACTAATGTTATATGTAGCCACATCCTTATAAGGTGCGTTTATTGATAAACTTGTTATATTACAAATTCCGTTAATAATTGTTAAACCATCAACGCCATTATCTACCACGAATTTAATCTCTATCGGCTCTCTTGTTAATTGCTTATCTAACATAAACAAATAAGAAAAGCCACTCAAAGTAATCAACCCATCACAGGTTACATTCCAAGTAGCTACATCGTTCTTATATTCTCTAAACCAAGCACTTGCTTGACTTGTTACCTCTTTTTGATCTACGCTTACATTAAAAGCACAATTTGTACTACACGCAAAAGCGACATCCACCTCTGGGTCTACATCGGTTCTATGCCAATATAACATTACGTTCTTTCCAATTACTGCTGCCATATTACAAATTTACGCATTATTAAAATATCTTTTAGGAGTTTCTATTGTAACATCCCCAATATAATCAATAGTAGCAGTTGAAGCGTTATCAATAGTTGTAATCTCTAAAAGTTGTATTTGACTTGTTTCATCAAGATAAGGAGTAGATGTAAGCCTATTTATTAAAAACTTTTTATTATTATAAGACAAAGCATTTGTGCTTGAATCTTCAATAGTATATGTTTTATCAAGATAAATAAACCCATTTGCTCCTGATATTGCACCTAAATCTCCTTCTAAAGTTGCTATATTCTTATTTAATAAGTTTGAATATTGACGCATAATTAATTGAGCCAACATACCAAATGACTCTGGAGGGTATCCGTATCTGTACCAATCCCTCCATATAACACCATTATTATCAAATAATAAACCTACATTATTCTTTATTGGCGATGCTCCTTGAAATGGATAAATTGCGCTATAAGGAATCTCAATATCTGTTGCAATTTGAGATGTTGAACCAATATTTCTTGTTAATACAACTTCTTTAATTGAAGCATCTCCTTGTGTTAACTTTACGTTTTTAATATACCCACCAACTGCTCCATTACCAACTGAAAATCTTACACCTATTAAACCATCAATAGTTAAACTTAATGCTTGTGAATATCCCATAGGAATTTCAACATTATAAGAAACGTATGTATTGAATGTACTATAAACAATATCTCTAAAAGTTGCACTTGTAGTCCAAATATCATTACTACCTAAATAATAAGTTACACCACCAATAAAAGCAGTTATAAAAAGTCTTATTCTATCACCAGCACTACTTGCTTGATATTCAAAAGATAAAGATGCACTTGTTCCATACATTTTTGGCAAATATTCATATAATGTAGGTGCTGCAAAATAGTTTTGTATATAAGCTATTGTGCTACCTCCTAAATAAAATATTTCATACCTATTTGACTGATCTTCATTTAATATAACTAAAGTTGCTCTTGATGGTGATTGTTCAAATTCATCCCATCCATTTGCCCTTAATGAAGCACCAGAACCAGTAGTAAATTTAAAAGTCCCATTATATATATAATTTGACGCATATTCATACGGCAAAGTTGATTGAATAGTTGGATAACCTTTTCTAACTATTTTAGTTTGGTTATTATTTGTAAAATGAACATTACCATCTTGATATGGTTGAATGTTTATTGTATTAGTTAACACTCCGTTACCACTTATACTTGGCACATTATCAACAACATATCTTGTGTAATATATTGTACCAGCTTGTTGATTCATTGGCAAAATATACCAATCTCCATTAGCTTGGAATAATCTACAACCAAATGTCTTAATTATATTTTCTAAAATAGTGTAATAATCTAATTTGTAAAAATCTCTTTTATATTGATACGTTTGACTGAATGGTTCATCACCACCAGCATCTCCTCTATCAAACATTCCATCTGCATAGTAAGAACAACAAGCATAAATAAATATCATATCATCAAAAGGCAATGCATTTAAACAAGTTCCTATGATGTCAATTTGCTTAATTAATGAATTTACGTTTACATCTCCATCGTAATATATATATCTAAGAAACGATAAACCATCAATACAAGTTATACTAACTTCTTGATTTCCTGTTGTGAATGGAACTTGTATATAATCATTAAGTAAAAAACCTCTCCATTTAATTACACTATTAATTACTAACTCAACATAATACTTTGTTTCATCAAAGTTTAATAAGTCTGGAAAGTTATTGTAATCTTCTTGGTCTGAAATAATAAAAGATACATTTAATTGAGAAGATATAATTATTGCTATTGGGTCTTCGTTTGTTGAATTAGGAACTAAAGAAACATTTGTTCCTATGTATGGAGTAACAGTTGGACCAACATAACTTTTCTCGTATATTTTAACAATTAAGGATGTTTCATCTCTTAACTCTTGCGTTATTGTATATCTTAATCCGTATGCCATTATGCTAAACTAATGTTTTGTCCTTTAAGATTAGATGCCTTTTGCGCTCTATTTGTAGCTAATAATAAATCTTGCCCTCTAAGAATAAATGAACCACCTTCATTTGAAGAACCAATAGGACTAAAGTTTGTAAAACCTCCGCCTCCTCCACCTATAGTTGGTATTCCTAATGCACTCATAACTGCTTTAAATATTAAACCCTTAATTATCATTATAGTTAACTGCGCAATTATTTGCTTAAATGATTCTTCTAATGCCTTACCTATATTTTCACCATTTGCCATTGCTTGAAACATTGCTTCAAAAGCTGGTGTAATTGTATCGGTTATTGTACCTGCTAATTGTAATTGTTGATTGTAAGCCTTTAAAGCATCTTTACTTTTTATTGTTTGTTGAGCTAAGTAAGCGTTTAAAAAAGCTGGGTTCTTATCAGATACATTTTGTTTTGCTGCTGGTGCATCTATAAATGTACGCATTAAAGGTGTAGCCGTTCTTCTTTGCGCTCTTGTTGGATGTACTGAGTGTTCATACTCATATATCATTTCTTTAATATCCTGTGATAAACCAACAACGGCAGTTCTTTGCTCTTTTACTGCTTTACCAAAATTTTGAAATGGATTTTTTGTATCTATAGAAAGAGTATTTAATAACTCTGAATTTAAACCAATAATCCCATTTTTTAATGCTATTGCTTCTGCTCTTGCTTCTTTGTTTGCATCTTTAGCGTTAGATATTGCAAGTTGATAACCAATAGCAACACCAGTTACTCCTTGATAGGCATTTTTTTGATTCTCTAAATTTGTATAATAATCCCTTCCTGTTTGTAATATCTTTTTATTTGCTTCATTTAAAGCAATCGTTTTAGTAGCAATTTCATCTATATATCTTGCTGCTATTGCTTGTGCAACTAAAGATTGTGTATATAAATCAACTGCTTTTCTTGCTTGATCTACAGTTGTAATTGTTGATGCGTATGTGCTATTTACTTTACTTAATTCTGCTATAACTGCCTTAAATGCCTCTGCCCTTTTTTCTTCACTAACATTTGCACTTTCACTTATTGTTAAATATGCTTGTAATTTAACACCTGTTTCAGTTGCTTGTGAAGTTGCATCACTTAAACTTTTTGCAAATTTATCTTCTGCTTCAGACGCCTTATTTGTGCCTTTTATAAAATCTGCTATTTTAGGACCAAATGCGACAATAATAGATGAAACTGCACCCAAAGCAAGACCAATACCTGCTGGACCCATTAAACCACCTGCCATTGCTTTCAAAGCACCACCTGTACTACCTGCTTCAGTTTTTAATCTTTGGAACGATTCTAATAATGGGTTTAAGTTATTCGCAATACCTATAAACCCGTATGGAGCATCCTGTGCAACTCTTGATAAGTTTGATAAAGCATTTGTGGCTTGTCCGCTAACATTTCCAAAGGTTTGCATTTCTGTTTTTAAGCCTTTAGAAGTCTTAATAAAGTTTTGCAAATTTGCGGCTGCTTCTGCCGTGTCAGCGGTTATAGTTAGTTTTAACGTTTCTTGTGCCATTTTATTATTTTACTCCATACAACTTTAATGTCCTTGCTAATTGCTCTTGTGTCAGTTTAGGCTTTTCTTCTTCTTGTTCATCACTTGGTAAAGGGAAAAATGATCTTAAACTCTTTGGACTTTTCTCACTTGTATTTACTTTATAAATCAAATAAGCAACCATCCTAGTTCTTTCCCATTCTCTTACTTCCTTGTTCTGATAAGCCTTTTTATACAACAAAAATTCTCGCCACGTTAATTGCCAAAACTCATTAATCGTTAAGCCAACTTCGATAGCGAGAATAATTATTGAGTCCCAACTATAAAACCCTAATTTTTTTTTTCATCCGTTTCGTTATCAGGCTTTAAGTCTGGAGTCATTGAGTCTTGCATATATTTCATAAACTCAACTAATTGTCCGTCTTTTGCCGATAACCCACCTACTTGATCTATCCATTCGCACACTTCAAATTCATCAAAGTCAATAGGCTTTTTAAGGCTTTTGCATGCACTTTCTGCTGCTGCTTGAACAATATGAACGATTGTATCTAAGTCATAAACACCTTCAGATAAAACCTCAATTAGCTGCATTAGATTTTTATTCTCTAATTCGCAAAACCTTTTCATAGCCCAAGTACCCCACTTTAAGTGGATTGTGTTGTTGTCAGTCTTTAATTCAAACATAGTTTTTTATTTATTATACAGTTTCAGTTTGTGCAATAGGAGGAACACTTACTACAAAAGTTGCAGTAAATTTAACATCATCCTTATCATCAGCAGTAACACCGAAATCGCTAATAAACACTAAAGAACCAGCACCACCATAAGTGATATCACCTGAAGTTGGAACTGCTTTACCCATCTTAATAGCAAACAAAGTTTTTGCAGCGTGAGCAGCATATAATTGTTGGTAGCTATCTTTAGCTGGAGTTCCTGTTTCATCAATCGCAAAACCTTCACACTCAAAAGATTGAGAGAAAGAAGGTGCTGGAGTGTACTCATTGCCACACTTAGAAGTTGCATCTATTGTGTCATTAGTCGATGTTAATGAGTTAGAAGTCAAACAAGCAACAGGCTTGAATGTTCCGTCATTGTTTATGTCAGCTAAGAGAATATAATCTCTGGCGCTTACTTTTGTTTCTGCCATTTTATTTAATTTTAAATTTGTGTTATTATTATGTTATAAGTTATCAATACTCTAAAAACGTTATCTAAAGGGTTTAAGCCATCTAAATTCCTTATACTTTCTACACTTAAACTTGATGCACCAAACCCATTTGATAGGGTTATTGTTGTATCAGAGTTTATATCTTCTAAAATCAAATCACTTATAGCTTCAGCACGTTTATAACCAAAGTTAGCATTTTTTGTAATAATATCAACAACGATGCTAATACTATTTGTATAACCTGCTTTGCCTTGATCTTGGCTTGATGTTCTACCTGTCATAACAATATACTCATCACCAGCACCTTCAGGAGCAAAACCATCATAAACAACCAATCCACTTGCACTTGTCAAGTTGGTATAAAACCACTTTTTTATTTCTATATTAGGATTTAGCATCTAACAATTTTTTTAGTCTTTGTATTAATTTTGGCTTTTCTAATTCATAAGCTGGTATTAAATATGGTTGCGCTCTTATACCATTCTTCAATATTTTTATAGCTAAAAACCTTGCCAACTTTTCATCTTGCGATGATTGTACGGCTTTCCCCCCTAATCTTCTTTGACTTTTTACGCTATAAGTACCAGCTAACCCTTTTCTTTTTACCCACAAAGTTAAGGCTTGAATCATATCTTCTAAACTACCACCTTTATTACCTTTAAATGTTGCAGCATATTGTTCATAACCAGATTCTATTTTAACCTTACCACCTGTACCAAATTCAACATAAGCACCATAAGAAACCCCAACCTCTACATAATGCGTTAATTTATCCTTGCTTGTAGCGTGAATACTTTGTCTTAAAGTACCCATATTTACAGGCGCATTTCTTTTAGCATCCCTTTCAATCTTTAATGTCGATGCTGACATCTCTTTAGCTATGTCATTAGCTATCTTACTATTAAGGTCAGCTAACTTTTTTTCAAGTCTTTGGATGCCAGATAAGTCTATTCCAAATGCCATTACTTGTAAATTATTAACTCCAAGAACCTATTTTGATTCTCTACGTTCTTAATTGAATGTATCGTATATCTTGAACCTTCTACTTCAACTTCGTATGTGCTATTTATTGTAACCCCAAAACGAACAAAAAGTACGCTTCTTTGGTCGAATTGCAATTCCAAGTCATCTATTGCACGATTTTGATTATCTGGTCTTAAATCGCCCCAAACTGTGCTTTGCAAAGCAAATGTCGTAGTGAACCCACCTTGACCATCACTTGTCCTTGTTGGAGCATAGATTAAGACCTCACGAGTCATCGTGTTGGCATCAACGTAGTTTGCTTTCGCTTTTCCTAACTTCATATTATAAAATTGGGGATATTCTTGTCCATCTTTGACACGCTTTCCAAGACTTCTCACAAATACCTGAATCGCCATCTAATCCTCTATTCTCGTAATCATAAGAGATTTGGTCTAATATGGCTAACTTAAGGTCTTTAGGGATAGTTGTATAACCAGCCTCATAAGTAGCTTTAAAATTGGCATATCTTGGAAATACTAACTTAGGGAACTCATTGCCTATTAATTGTAGGTTAGTTCCTGTAATCTCTAAACCATCTTGCTCCATATCAAACAACTCAAACGTATCAATGTCAACTGGTCCGAAAGGAATATCAAAGTTGCCACTAATATTGTTGAAATATGTAGTGATGTCTTTCGGTATTAAACTCAATCCTGTTGCGACTTCGATAGCTTCTCTTGCTTGTGTAATCATCAAAGTAATCAAGGTATCTTCAGCACTTGTTGTAACACGGCAGTATAATTTTGCCTCTGCTAAAGTAACTGGTTCTGTTATTGGTGCGATAGGAACTGCACTAAAGTCATTAATATAATTAGAATAAGACATATCCTTTTTTTACAAAATTACTTAATTTATTCCAATAAAAAACCCCCACCGAATTGGCAGGGGTCATTTATTTACTAAACCTTTAGAACTATGCGTTAATTGAAGCATAGATTGCAGAAGTACTCAACATTAAGTTGATGTCTTCGTAACACTCAATACGAGCAGTTACCAAGTTCTTCTGGAAGTTATCTCCATTCTCATAAGAGAACTCGATAGCTAAACCTTCAACTTCAACTCTCTCTAAGTAGCTTGAATCAAAGATTAATACTTTGTCATTAGTTACCCAAGATGCAGAAATTACAGGAACTCCCCAGATTGTCATACCACCATTAGGGTTTACGATAACACTACCAGCACCAGCATAATAACCAGCAGCAATAGTTGCTTTCAATAATTTTCCCATTTGTTGTTGAGAAACTAAAGCGTAAGAAGGTACAAAGTTTGCAGCCTTTTGGTTACCGATATAATCTACTAATTGTAACAAATCGTTAGTTTCAGCAGTTGTAGTTGAACCTGTTGCAGCAGCAGATACAGTAGAGAAGAATGCAGCGTTCTCAGCCTTAAAGAAATCTCTTTGTAACATTCTCGGTAAAGTTTGAGTCAAGAAAGGTAAAGACTTCAACATTTGCTTAGAGAAAGTAGAGAAACCAGCTAAGTAGTCGTTTACAACTTTAACCTCAGTTAAAGAGTAGTTGTTCTCGCCTTTATCAGAACCTTCAGTTTGAGCAGCGATGTTGTTAGTTAAACCAGCGTTCTCACGATAGTAAACATACAATCCAGTTTCGCTTCTAACAGTAGGGATCAAATCTCTAAAGTTTAAACTTTGAGAAGGTTGGATAGCTGGGTTCGGAGCATAAGTTGCTTGAGAATCACCAGTTAAGTTTCCACTTAAAGTCATTGTCTTAACATCAGATAAGTCTAAACGGAATTTTCCGCTATTCTTTAAAGACTTCTCCATTGCTTCGAAATTACCATCTAATTTCTCCATAATAACTTCATCCATAAATTTAACTTCTTTCTTAGCTGCTTTCTTTTGTGTAGCTAATTGTCCGTCGATTTGCTTTTGTAACTCGTCTTTTACAACAGTTACTTGTGCAGCCACCTCTTTGATTTGGGCTTCTGCATTAGCTTGGAAACCTTTAAGGTTCTCAGCCATTTCATTGATTAAATTTTCCATTTTTACTTTTTAAATAGATTGTTAAATTGTTTAATTGCCTTCAATACTTCCTCGTTATTTTTTTCTTCTACCACTGGTGTCGGCTCAACTGCTTCAGCGGGTTGAGTGATTGTTTCAGTAATCTCCAAAGTTAATAACTCGGCTTGTATTTGTTTTATTTGAATCTCCATCAAAGCAAAGGTGTCATCTGTGAATGTACCACCTCTAAATGCCTTGATTAAGTTTTCTAATCTTATTGATAAGTTTTCTTTAGTTTCTTTGAACTCACCCTTAAAACCCAATGTTGGAGTTTCAGGATTAGCACCCCAAAGAACTGCTGAACCTTCGTATAGTTTTAATTCTGTGATAGTACGAACACCAGTCTTTTGATTTACATCAGACTTTAACGTACTAAAACCGATTGAGTGTTGATTGATTAAACCAGCTTCATATAACTTGATAGCGTCTTCGCCACATTCAGTTTCTATTAAGTCGGTAACCGCAACAAGCATATCGCCTTCTATGTATAACTCTTTAGGCTTACCTAAAGTGTGTGCCATATCAGCTTTGTGATCTACTAAAGACCAAATCATATTTTTGCCTTTTGGTCCACGTTCTTTGATAGTCTTGGTAAACGCTTCAGCAACGATAATATCATTGTCTAAATCTACGTTACCAATCCTTGACCAACACGCTTTTACTGTTCTTGATTCTGGCTCTATATCCAAAATCATATCATTGTAGCTTTTGTTTTCAATCTTACTCATATAACAAAGTTATTAATTTTTTTTAATCTGCTAACAAATCTCTTATTAAATTAGAAATTTGCATTAAAGCCACATTATTAATTAGATTCCAAACCAACCCCATATCTCCCATTGGTGGGTTATCTTGCAATCTTTTTGGCTTTCCATCTTCGCCTCTAACCGCTTCATAGCCTAACGTACAACGGCAGTTGATAACATCGCCAGCACTTCCACTTGGGTCGCAAGGATGTAACATTTGCTCAAAACCTCCATTTTTAGTCTTAACATTAAATTTTTCATCGTAAGCTACTTTTATTCCGTCCATATGATAATGGTCAAACTGATCTCTAGGTACACGTCTTGTTCTGTTATCCCTCGCTGCTATCCACTCCTTCATAGTTACAAGTCCTGTGGATGCCGTTCCTACCATTGAGCCTATATTTGCTGCTCTACCTGTTTCCGTTCTTGCTATCATCTCCGCTCTGTAATCTGTTATCCCAGCCGTCCTTAATAGCTTGATTGTTTCTTGTAGCGTTAAACCTTCATCAACAGACCTTATTAAGTATTGTTGAATTTGGTTTTTAGTCGTTTGAGTTATCTCTGCTGCTATATTATCTAAGCCTTTTAATTCTAAATAAGTCAGCATCACATAAGTAAACAAATCAGTTTGCTTACTCTTGAACTCCTCTGGTCCATAATAACCTTTAACCGATTTAGAAACGTTTTTCTCGGCAATTTGTGCCATCTTAACGCCCATTGCAATATGAACGTTTTGGATGGTCTTTTTTATCTTCTTATCGCTAATAGCGTTTAAATCTTGGGTATCGCAATAAGTATCTACCTGCCTTTGTAGTTCTTTCTTGAACTTTGGCGAATAGGTTTTTAATGCGTTTGCATACAACTTTTTATAGTCTTGCCAAATCATTTGTTAGGGTTGAAAGCCCAATTCTTTAAGGAAATATCCCTTTTAGATGGGCAGTCTTTGTTTACAGGTTTGCCTTGCTCCATATTTTTCATTCTACTAACAAAGCTAATCGTTCTATTTGCCGACTTAACTTCATTTGCACCCCAATCTGCTTTTTTCTTACTCAATAGATTTAAGTTCCTATTTACAGGACTTCTATCTAATGACGCTAAACGTGAGCATTTAGTTTCACTCCAAGCCTTTAACTCCGAGTAAGACATATTTACAGTATCGTGATACTTTCCGTAAACTTCATCAATAACCTCGCTAAGGTCGGCTTTTAGGTCAACCTTTAAATCAAACAACTTATCTATAATGTCTTGGCTATTCATTTGGTAGCGTTAATGGTTGAAACTCATCTGGACTTTGTAAACTTGAAGGAATATATAATTTCTCCATTTCAGCTTGGTCAACGTAATCAGGTATCTCTAATCCCATTATATCCATCTTTTGCTTAGGAGCAATCCACCACGCCTTATCTAACCATTCTACTTGCTCCGCTTTGTTTGCTTCTAATTCTCCATAAACAGTTGGGTCAAAGTCAACATAAATATCGCTATTTCTGTAACCCCAATCACTATGTAATTTTCTATTTAAGTTATCTCTAATACCTACTAACAAAGGAATAGCACATCTTACTGTTAATGCTTTCTCTCCTTCTCTTTGGTTGTTATAAGTCTTATTATCAGCATCGTTTAATAATTGAGAAGGTACTCCGTAAATATTGCAAAGTGCTTTCATATCCCACTTCTCACTCTCAATAATATCTAATTCAACAGGACTTAATCCGATTTGTTTCCAGTCTACTTTGTAACCACTAACCGCAATAGAATTAAAGTTAGCTGATCCACCTTTCTCGCTTACTGCTCTCTTAAGTGCTTGTGCTTGTTGCGTTCCGCTAATTGGATCAAAGCGTTCATCATTCATAAATAGAACTCCAGCTGGACCACCATTCTGGAAAGATGCAACCGCCGCAGTCTTCGCTTCGTTCGAACGAGTTAAGTTTCTCGCAGCAGCCATCAAAGGAGATTGACCATATAGTTGATTCCCAGTTGTATTCCATTGTAAGTTTATGTATTTATCTTGTAATACTTCTTGCTTAGTAAAGTTCCAAAGTGGACCATAATTTAATTGGTAACCGCTAATAGTTGGAGGGAAGTTTTGAATGTCCGCTAACACGTACATATATTGAGAAGGAAGCACGTACAACTCATACGGCTTTCCTGCATTAATAGATTCCCCTTCTATCATCTTTGCATAGATAAATGAATTACCTGTAACTAACTTAAAAGTACACCAAGCCTCTACGAAATCGCCAAATGTATCTTCTTCGTTTGGATATTTTAATAACTCGTTTAATCTTGCATCACCTGTATATAGTTCAAACGCTTTCTTATGTAGCTTCTCAACGTCCTTCCAGTTCTCAATCTTATCTGGTTGGCTCATTAACGCTTTATATTTCTTTGCAGAAGTTTCATCTACCACTCTGTAAACGTGGAATGGAGCAAGTTTTGCTTTGTCCGCAATTAATTTAACGATAGAATAAACAATATCATTTGCTGAATAACCATCATTAACGAAACTAATGTTATCGCCACCCTGCCAAGTTATTATCCCTTGTTGTATCGCAACTTGTCCGTTAAAAGGAATTTGAGGTAGTACAGTAGATAGTTTTTGTCTTTTACCAAAAAAGTCAAGTAATCCCATTATATATGAATTTTAACAAAGTTAGACAATTTATCCTAAAATACCGACACCTCAAATTTTAGCTTGGTTAAGTGTGTAAACACGGCATATCTACAAGCATCCATCAAGTCATCATTTGCCTTTACAGGCTCCTCTATTACATTATCGTTTTTATCCTTTTTCCATTTGTAAGACATAAACTCCCTTCTAAGGTTTTTACTATTGTAGTGCAAGTTTATAGGATAAGACTTCATCTTTACTATTCCTGCCCATACATCCTTTTGCGCTGGTTTAATGTTAAACCCTTGTCTGTATAATTCCTCAATAGACTTAGGTTCGGCAGCATCCGCATAGATAGTTGCTCTTTCAGGTAGCTTCTCCTTAATCAATCTTGATAGATCACTAAGAGTAAGTCCGCTTTGATATACTATTTCCTCAAAGTAGTTCTGTCCTTCGTGATGCGTAACCTTTATAAGTGCAGCAGGATGAACGTAACCAAAGTCCAATCCGTAAAACACATCTCCATCAGGTGCTTCATCATATTGTTTCCATTGAGTATAAATGATTTCTTTTGCCGATCCTCGTTCCCCTAATCCGTAAACCTTCCACATAAAGTCATCTGGCAAATCCTTATATTGCTCAATGTTTCTTATTTGGCTTTCGCTAAGGTTTGAGATATTGTTTAGGTAGGTTGAATGGATGCGCTTATTCTTTGGGTTATCAGCTACCTCATATACCCAAGAAATAAAGTCGGCTGGATTCCAGTCTAAGAATGATTGTCCAGTAGTACGAATTAAAAGCTGGTCAAACAAAGCCTTACTAATTAGGTTTGCCTCGTTTACAAATAGTATATCCCTTGCTGGTCCTTTTGCTTTATCAGGGTCTTCTAATCCAAATAACTCAATATATGATCCGTTCTTAAACGTATAAATAAAATCAGTATATCGGAAATCCTTTTCATCCCAGATGTTCCATTGCTCAAGTATGTTTTTAAAGTCCCTGTAAACTCCACGCTTAATATGTGGGAGTGAATGCGATACCATTGAAATCCTTATATTGGGATTGCTTATTGCTATATGAATTAACAACTGAACAACCGAATAGCTTTTACTTGACCTTGACCCACCTTCATTGCATATTATAGGATAACCTTCCTCGTATGCCTTTTTGTTAGCATAAAAGACAGGTGTAGCCTTAATCTTTAATTGGTTGACAATCTGCATCTGGTTCTATTGTGATT